CTGGAACTAAGCTGCAATCATTGTCTGCGGAGAATGTGAAAGCACAAGCCGCAGCAAAAGCGGCGAATATCGACCAACAGTTAAAGATGCTGGATGCAGGCGCTCAAGTCATTGGCGGGGCAAACGACCAAGCATCATGGGATGCAGCACGGCAGCAAATGGCAGAGATGTTCGGCCCTGAAGCAGCACAGCGAATCCCTGAGCAATACGACCCCACACAACAAAAGCGGCTGATGGATCAAAGCTTGTCGCATAAGGATAAGCTTGAATTGCAGCGCATGGATATTGCACAGCAGAGAGCAGATGTTACGATGTTGCTAGTGATCAGGATGGAAGTGTACGCACGTTGGGCAGCAGGCACTTTGCCGTACATGCCAACCAAAGCAGCGGAAGTGCTGCCAACCATAAAGCCAGAATCGGCCTCTGGAGCGTATTCGTAGATGGTAGTGCTGAGAGTTGTAGCCATGATGTATTACCTCAAAGATTGAAAGATTAGGGGCTGTTACACCCCTGCACTATTAGGCCGCAGCAGCGCCGATCAAACGGCAAGCCCACTCAGGACGGATGCACTTGTAGCCGTATAGCACGTCGATACGAGTCAGCAATTCATCATTGCGGATGTCAGTACCTTGTGATACACGGATGCTGATACCTTCGTCCTGACGACGTGTAGACATATCGCCAAGGTTAGGCAGGTCAGCAGTTACAAACGCAAACGCATCTTTGTTGTACATTAAGCCAATGCGGTAAGCAGCAGAAGCGTTACCAGTGAACTCAACAGCGGCAGTAGTAGTGTTAGAAGCAACACAATTCTGCTTAGGGCCAGAGATGTAGATAGGGTCAGCGAATACCACGTTAGTAGTAGATGAGCCAGTACCTACAGCAAACGTCTTCAGGTAGCCCAAAGATGCTTTAGTTTCAGGATGGCAAGCAAATACACCAGCGATAGTGAACGTCATGCCAGCGGTAGGAGCTGCTGACAAAGTCGCTACAGTGATGTCAGCGTCACCGTTAGTGATGGTGTAAGTGTCAAGAGTAGTAGACACATCGGCAGCATTGGTCATAGTCCACAGTTTTTCTTGCTCATACAAGTCGCCCATTGCAAGACGACCATAAAAGCCTTCACGCATAGCTTCTTTGATCTGAGTAGAATCCTGGAACAAACCCTTCAGGCCGTTAACCATGCCAGCCATCTGGATAGAATCCATCTGCACAGCGCGGTCACGTTTTGGAGCTGCTTGACCGTTCAGGATAGCGCGGGCTTTGCCCAATGCTTCCAGATCAGACATTGCAGTACCAGCAGTGCCAGCCAGGTTGCCTACAGCTTTGGTCACACCGTTCAACACGTCATACTCGATTTCTGAGATGAGCTGCTGTACAGCAGTTTTGATGTAACGCTCACGCAGATAATCCACGCCGAGAGCCATTTCAGCAGAAGTAAAGCGCAAATCTACGCCTTTCTGTGTAGCAACGGTCAGGGTTACGCTGTCATCGTCAACATCGGCAACATCCATAACGCGGCCAGTACGCACAGTAGCGCGGTTAGGCAGACGGATGCGCAGAGAGTCGCCAATTTTAGCGCCTTCTTTGCCGAATTGTGAGTCGTAGCTGGTGTTGATCGTTTTGATGAATGACGCTGATTCGTGAGCCACTTCAAGTGACTCAGCGGTGATCATGTCAATGACTTCTAATGTTTGTGCCATGAGATAAAACCTCTATCGAGAAAGTTGTTTAGCCCTGAGCGCCCTATATTCTGACTGCGACATCCCGACTCGAAAGCCTGTTGATGCTTTGCTACCAGATACCGGCTTTATTGGCTCAGGAGCCGCCGATTTACTAACCGCCTTCGGTTTGCTTTCACCCTCTAATCGGGTTTCCAGCTTGCCAATTGCAGCTGCTTGACGCGCTTTTGACAGTGCAGCAATGTCTTCGGCTTCATCAGGATTGTCATTGAGATACAACACAAGCTTTGCCGCTATATCGCTGTCCATAATGGCCTCTGCCATCACAGGAGTGATAGTTACAGCAGCGAAGTCATCACGGTCAAAGTCGCCAAGCTTCTCTGCTTCGGCGAATATCTTGTCGCGCTTACTTACGCTTTTCTCTGCTTGACGTTGCGACTCTCGCTCTGCCAATCTCTGTTCTACAACCGCTTCAATATAATCCTGATCAGAATCATACTGTCCACGATCAACGCCATTGCTGCGAGTCTGACCACCATCTAGCTGTCGCTTGATAACATCAAGTTCGGCCTTCAGTTGGTACTTTTCCCGCGTCAGTCTATCGATTCGCTTCTGCGCCCCGTCTTTCTTGGGTCGCTCTGAATCTCCAGACTCTTTGCCGCTGTCGGTTTCGGCTTCTTTCTCGACACTGCTGGCATTTTCGAGTGACTCAGCGTCACCGGAGGCTACCAGAACCTCATTCTCGCCCTCTACGGACATATGACCTCCTCGGTCAGTTCATGACAATTTGTGCCTGTCAAGTGGCAATAGCTGGAATTTATAGGTATTTTCCCTTGTTGTCAAGTATTGCGTAGAATGTTATTGACAAACGCTGTGGCAATGGCTAACAGATCATCTTCGTCGTGGTTGATCTCGATAACCCGCTTGTCTCGTCTGGATACGCCATCAACCCATGAGAACACAACAGAGCCTGGTCTGCGCTGGTCTTGCCTGCGAATCTGGAAAGCTGTGCCTTGAAACGCATTAGACTGGAAAGCCATCAGGTAGCGCTCACAGCCCTGGCTTGTATGCCTGAGAATCGGCACGATACAAAAGTATCATTGGTATCGGTTGTCGCTTCAAACCACAAACAAGACTTTTCACCGATAACAAACGGCTGCGGCGGGTTGATAATCACCGAGTTCTCGGCAGATGTGTCGATTAGCTGATTAAATACGTTGTACTTGGCGGCACTTACCGCAGAATACACCCAACCTTTGATACGAACCTTTGGAGATGCACCGCCCCCAGTCTTTTCAGCATTGAGCGCGAGAAAGTCAGCCAATAGCGTGTGCGATGCAAAGGTAAAGAATATCGCTTGCTGTGTTGTGCCTTCACCCGCTGGCATTTGCGCCTGTATTGCGCCACCAGTAACGGCGGTAGCTGTCACCACCCCAACGTTATTAAGCGTTGAGCCTGCCAAATACACCGATATGCGGTTAATGCCTAGCCACGTTGTCGAAGTAACTACGGGAGTAGTACCGTCCAGCGCTACAACCTCTGTCTGCTCATTGCGGCTTGCATCAACGCCATAAACAACAATAGACCTCGCGCCCGTTCCAGCGCTATCGTCTTCAATTGACGTTGATACAATCGACAGAGTGCTAGCCGTTGTCAATGGTGTAAATGTGCCACCAAATGAAGCGATTATCTCAGTGCCAGTATCTACATCCGCGTTATAGCCGAACTTATTCCACGTTGTATAGCCTTGCCTGCGACCTAGTGCCACCTCATAGTTAAACGATGTAGGTCTAACCACGTTAGCATCGTAATCCTGCGATAATGTCGAATCGCAAGGCGCGTTAAGCTGCCCACGGTTGCCAATCATTGACTGCAATCTTAGATAGGTCTGATTTGCCCCGCTATCATTAGTGAACACAACTCGCGCATATTTGCGGCAATTCTTGAACACATGCGGAGGCTCAATCTGACCTGTTCTGTAATAGCGTGTTAGTGTACTGTCTACATTGCTGGCATCAGGAGAATACTGGACGCTGTATGTGCCGTTCTGGTCTGTCTTGATTGATACAGAGATGTCAGTGAAAGCCGATACGTCAATCCACGTTCCGGTATAGACAGCAGCATTGTTAAGTGGCGTTGTTGAGCTATTGCCAGCATCGACAAAGCCCTGATTGCGTAATATCGTCATAGTACCATCCAGTTAGAGCCGTCAGATTGCAGCGTTAGAGCCTCATAGATAACAAGCGGGAACGTCTGCACATCATCAATATACTGACTTCCAGTTGTTGCTACCGTCAGTATTGCGCTATTGCCAGACTTGATAAAGTACACCTTGCCCGATATGCCTACAGCCGTGGGAAGCGTTACAGTGTAATCACTTGAACCGTTGCATTTAACTGTTGAGTCAGTAGGCAGCACCGAATATGTGCCGGTGACAATCGTTACCCTAGCTTCTACCAGCTCAGTGAATACATGGGCATTGTTCCAGTCGCTCGGCAGGACAATGTCGGCAAGTAACGTGCCGGACGGGTAGTTCCCAATACTGATCTGGAAGTCTAGTTCGGCCTGCGTCCAGTCGGCAATCGTATCTGTCTTGGCGTGAGTGATAGCCATTACACAGCCCGTACGTCAATGCGTTCAATCTTGCCATCCTTTGCCCGTACTACGTCCATGACGTAATCGCAAGGCTTAGGCGGCTTGGGTGTCTTTTTGTTCGCTGCTACTTTTGCTATTTCTGCTACATCTGCCACATCAGACCGCAAAGCATTAACAGACTGCGCGATATTGAGTACAGCTTTCTGTACATCCTCAACAGAGTCAGCCATCTTGCAATGCTGCTCGGCAGGCTTGTGCTTCTTAACCGCTTCCTTGTCGGCTTCAATCGCTATCAGTAGCAGGTTATTCATTATTGCAGCCCTACAATGTTGCCCTCTGCATCACGCACGACAGCACGGCCATTAACGCTGACCGGCCTGCCTTCTCCATCCCGATCAACAACAACAGGCTCGGCTGGCTCAGGCTCAGGCTGTAGCTTGGCATTCAACAGCGCCATCTCTACATCATGCTCTGCTTTCATTTCCTGCAAACGTATATCCAAGTCTGCTTGAAACTGTAGCTTCTCGGACTCGGATACATCAGGCGCTTGCATCTTCATTGCAATTTCTGCCTCTGCTTTGATGCGGTCAGTCTCGGCTTTGAATCGGTCAATCTCTACCTTCTGCGCCTCAAGCTGCACCTTAGCCATCGCCGCCTGCTCAGTACCTTGCTTGCTGTCAAGTTCCGCCTGCATCTTCTCAATGACTTGCCCCATCTGCTGAATCTGTTGCTGTGCGGCTTGTGCTTCAGGCGATTCTACTGGCTCTTCATCTTCGTCACCCTCTTTCTTAGGGCGCAATTCGGGAGGCATCATCTTGACAAGGCGCTCGGCTATCTCATCAGCACCAGGCCAATCCATCGACTTGATCAGCAAATCACCAGCGGCCTGCATTAACTGCGGAGCCTGCGGGAGTATCTGCATCATGGCGTCTACAGCTTCCTGCCTGCGAGTGGTGTACGACGGGCCAGCGGTGCAGACCACATCGTATTGACCTACAGACGGGTCATACAGCTTGGCAATCTCTTTGCCCTCGCTATCGGCAACAGGCTTGTTGATATCCAGATACTCCTCGCTGCCATCGTCACCCAATACCCTAACGACTCGCTCTGTGTCATAGATGACCGGAATCATGCTAATCAGCACCTTCCCAGTCTGACGGATAGCGCGAGTCACGTTGTCGATAAAGTGGTAGGTGGCTACGTCGCCTTCACGCTGTCTTGCCATGATCGCTTTGCCGGAAGTCTCGTTCGACTTCATGCCCAAGCCAGCTTCGTGTATGCCGACAGTGTTCATCAGGTCGCGCTCTGAAATCTCTGACATAGCCTGCAATCCAGCGGGCAACATGGCAGACTGAACACGCTGCGGAGGCGGTACGGGCATTCCTGCAACAGTGGTCGGCTTGTACGGCAGATAGGAATAGTTCACGTTATTAGCAGATGACCATACATCTTCATAGCCTTCCAACTGTCCCTCGGCCGCAATGAATGGCGCTTTAGGCTGCAATGCCATCAGCTCGGTTTCAGTCGAGCGGTAGTAGTTGAGCATGCGCTGCGAGTCTTTGCCGTACCTGATCAGGCTCACCAGCTTGCGCTTGCCTTGAATGTTGATCATGTCGCCATAGCACACGATAACCGGAATGTACTCGCCTGCCACCTTGCGTTTTTCGAGTATCTTGTTAGCAGCCAGCTTGTACCACATTACTTCCTTGCGGTCACAATCCCGCTCATTGATAACGGGTGTAACGCCATCCCACTCGGACTTATAGACTACAGCGCCATCTTCGAGCTGGTACAGCTTCTCTGCTTTCGACTCGACTACAAAGTATTCGGCTACCCTGACTGTATGCTTGTTTACCTCGGAAAGACTATCAAGACCATCGGCAGCATCCCAACCAGTAGGCAAGTCCTTGCCGTACTCGTCCTCGAAATCATCACGGGGAATGTCATCGACTATGAAGCAATAGCGCCAATCGCCACCGTCTAACGCTTTGGAGTCAGCATCAGGGAATACTGTCAGAGGGTTTTCTATCGCTTTAATGTATATCTCTTGATCGAAGGACTTCGGCACATAGTCAGTCACGATACGCCAGAATCCGAACCCACCTGATACAGAACAATAAGTGCCGTTGTCATAGGCCAGGTCTGCGTTACTGTTGGCCTCAATATGCCGGATAAGCCCTTGCAGCATCCCTGCTGTCTCGACATCGGCCATATCGTCAACAGGGCGAACCTTGATCGACGGACGATTCTGTCGCTGATCGTTAGTCACCTGCCTGATAAACTGAGGCAGACGGTTGATAGTCAGACACGGCCTGCCTTCTAGGTCGCGCTCTCGCTGAATGTTAGACGGCCATTGCTCCCCGCTGATAAAGCGTAGATCATCATCGTAGTCCTTGCGGTTATCTTCCCATGCGTCGAGGGATTCTTTAAACCGCTTCTTAGCCAGCTTGATAATGTCTTCGTCTTTCATCTCATCCACCCTGCCGCCCTTTGCGGCGATATGTAGCGTTTATGCTCTGCGGCAGGCTTCTGCTCCTGTATCGCAACAGCAAGATAACGGAAAGCATCCGAGCCATGACTTGCCCAATCATGTACCGGAGTGCTTTTGAACTCGCCGAGTTTATCATTAAAATCGCGTCTGTAGTTACGAAGGCAGTCAAGCCCCCTTGCGGTCTTGGTCTCGTCAAACCAGCAACGAGGCAGAACCATACGGGCAGCGTGAATACCGTCCTCTACAGGGATGTTAGGCGTGACCTCGAAGTTAATCCCATATTGCTTGGCTACCTCGATCCGGCTGCGACCACTGCCAAGCTCTCGCACCTGTATATCATGCGGGGCCCAATGCTTCGAGTAGTTGTAGCCCTTGTCCTGGAGTATCTGAGCATAGTGCGGCAATCCCTCACCGCTGGCCTCATAGTAGTCGATCAGCCTGATCTCTTTGCCGACCATCTGGGCGAACCATATGCAGGTAGAGTCTGCTACGCCCAAATCCCAGAACGTCAAGACTGGTGTTATTGGATCATATGGAACCTGCGTTACCTTTCCGGCATCGTGACAGGCTTCCAGCTCTTTCTTGTATATCGCTCCCTCGACGATCATCTTGCACTCGCCTTCCCAGACGTTAAGATAAGCGTCACGGTCTACGGCTTTCAAGTGTTCAAGCTCGGATGCCAACTCATCAGGGAAAAACGGGTTATCTGACCAATTCATCTTGACCAGCCTACAGTCAGGCGGCGGATGCACCACAAAGCGTTGATAAGTGTCATCACTGACTAATGCTGGGTTGAATGTCACCCATATCTCGGACTTGGGCTTTCTGATAGTCGGTATCAGTATTTCCCATGACCGCTTGCTTACTGTCTGAGCTTCCTCTACCCAACACACATCAACGCCCTCTATAGACTTGATGCTGTCAACAGTATGGGTTGCTAGTCCTGAGAATGTGAATAGAGAGCCATTGGCCCCGCGTATCTCAGTCTCAAGGATTGTGTAGGCGTGTTCTAGCCCTAATGAGCGTATCTGATCAGATAGCAGCGTGTGTACCGATTGCTTGATGGACTTCTGAATCTCCCTGGCGCACAGAACTCTGGTTGGCCTTGATGCAGCCATGAGCAATAATGCTCTGGCGAAACCCCATGACTTACCGGAGCCACGGCCACCATAGCAAACCTTATAGCGCGATGGCTCAAATAGGAAGTCTAGCCGTTCTGGGAAATCAGCTACCAGTTCCATCACCGGCCTTGATTAGCCTTACCTTGATCTCACTAATTACCGGATTGTCTTCCTGGCCACCCAAGTCTATCTGCTGCTTGGACTTACCATCCACTCGGTCGAATATCTCTTTGGCCGCTGCCAAGTCGCCATCCATTGCTTTCTCTATCAGCGCATCGACTATTACAGCTAGTGCGGCCTTAGCCTCTAGCCGTTCCATAATCACAGACTGACAGCGCTTGCCTTTAGCTCTATTGCCATGACCTTGCATGTTGCACCCTACTTTTCATAACCCGTTGACAGGTTAAGGATTTTGACGCGCAATAGGCACAATTACCTATTCGCTGTCGCTATCATAGCAGGGTGCTATATGTTATGCAATTATCGTATAAGCTCAAGAGGATAGTGGAAGTCAGCGCAGTCCATATGGTAGAAGTTATCGCTGTCCACCCCTGAGTAGCTAGGGTAGTTAGCCCGCTGTACATAGACCGGAGCCGCCGCTGGTGTGCCGTCAAAGTTGATAGCGGCCATGTAGATATTGTGATGGCCGTCAGCCAGTCGCAATACTGAGCCTTCAACGTACAAAGGCTGAGCGTCTGGCTCATTGGGCTTGATAGCAATGCCTGATAGCCGTTGTGACTCGCCATGCTTGGCTTTGACTACCTTGACCTTGTACAGCATAAGGTCATCAGGATTGGCTGTGTTATAGGCGAAACACTGGTACGAGGCATTGGCCGATAGTGATACGGTTGCTGCCAGAATTGCCGCGATTATCGTTTTCATGTCCTTGCTCCTTTGTGGTTGGTAGATACATTAGCCCACATTCAAGCAGGCTAGTGCATCCGTACTTATACCTAGATACCTGCGTTCTTGCTGCGCTTGCCGAGAGAAGTCAGATTCTCGCGGATAGCTGCACCGCCAGTCTTGCTCATTGGCTTAGGAGCCACGCTTACCTTGATAGGATTCATATGGGTAGGCGTTACCTTTCCAGCTCCAGGCTTAGGCGCTGCCATCTTCTGAGCGGTCGTAGCTGCTGGACGGGCAACTGGCTTAGCTGTTACCTTAGCTTTGCCGGTCTTTGTGTCGATGTTGCTTGGGTCATAGCGTTTAATAGCCATTTGGTTCACCTTTGGGGTTAGTGTTTCCTATCAACTCCTCTCGGAGTATAACATAATTCTTGGGCGCTTCAATCCCGATCCGGTGCGTGATCCTCGACCGGCCATACGACCCCAAGTGTGCTATCACAATGTCAGCACCGTCAAAGTCTAGCTGCGCGTTCTCTTTCCAAGGTATAGCTACGTCGTTTCCGTATAGGATGCCTTGCTCGTCGCAGTCTATCCACAGGTGGTTGCCTATGGTGGACTCTATGCGGATGCGTTCGCCTGGATAGCGGGTTAGGATTAGCATCAGTCAGCTACCCGCCATGCTACGATGTCATCGTAACAATCACGGTATGAAATTATCCACCAATCAAGATCAGCTGCCGCCTTGTTTTCAACGATGCGGCCATTTCTCTGCATAATGGTAACTATTGTGTTCGGGGAAACAGGAGGCATCCCACCCTCCCATCCTTGCCAGCCGGTTGGTAGTGGCTCTGATACAGCGTCATAATCTGCACGAAACGGCTCGCTTATCTCAGCAAGCCAATCGTTATCAGACTCCCGCACACTCGACTTACAGCGCATAAACGCACAGACGCAGACAATGGCTAGGACTATGCCGGTGAATATCAGTACCCATGCTTGTAGTGTCATTGCTTCCTCTCCTCTGGTTTACCGTAGTCAGCAGGATGCCGACCTAGTTCGTACTGCCGCCTTGTAGTAACACATACGTTACCATTAGCGCCAGATATGAATAGCCAGCATATACCGCATAAGCCGGTGAAGGCAATTGCGAGTAGTACGTAGGCTATGGTGGATAGGTCTGGCATGGTTATTGCTCTGGAGGCGCTGGTAGTGGCATCCAGTGGGTTACATCGTCAGGCGCAAAATCCCATTCCCATTCATACCCGCCGAATCCATATTCATCAGGGTAATCATCCCAGCCATCATTTATAAGTTTGTACGACTTTGGTATTTTCCCAACCACAATATACCTTCCGGCCAGTATTAGTATTGGAACCCCTATTGGCGCTGTCTCTATCGGTTGCCAGTTCATACTATGTCCTTTTCCTGTTGTTGAAGTGTGGTGGCCGGTAGCTATCTCCGGCTTTGCTCATTTTAATGGCATTGGACGGTATAGCCTAGCCAAGTATCGGGGTTTTCACTCCTTACCGTTTCGAGTTGAGCATCGCCCCTAACATCAGCGCCTAGCTACTGAGCGATACCGTGAGAAGCTGAACAAGCGCGGCCTTATTGCGGTATCCGTTATCGTGCCGGAAAGCAGGAGAGAGGATATACAGCACCAGGCGCTACTGATGAGAGTTGAACACGAACAAGGAGAGCGACATGAAAATACTGATAGCTTGTGAATATAGCGGGGTTTCCAGGCGAGCTTTTGAGGCGCTCGGCCATGAGGTATGGAGTGCGGATTTTGAACCGGCAGAAGATAGTGCAGCCAACCATTATCAGGGAGATGTGTTCGATCTTATAGGGGCCATAGATTTTGACTTAATGGTAGCTCACCCGCCTTGTACTGATATTGCTGTTAGTGGCGCAGCCTGGTTCAAAGAAAAGATTGCAGACGGAAGGCAACAGGAGGCGCTTGATTTTGTTCAGAAACTTATGGATGCTCCAATTGAGCGTATAGCGATAGAAAACCCGGTTAGCGTGATTAGCAGCAAGATACGCAAACCAGACCAGATAATACAGCCGTGGATGTTTGGGCATATGGAACAGAAAGCTACTTGCTTGTGGTTGAAAAACTTACCAAAGCTGACAGAAACAAAAAATGTTAAAGCAGATATGATGCTGTTACCAAAGAGGGATAGGGAGAGGATGCACTATCTGCCGCCATCGCCTACTCGCTGGAAAGAGCGCAGCCGTACTTATCCAGGAATTGCTGCGGCATGGGCCGAACAATGGACAAGGAGAGCGACATGAAGCAGAGTAACTACATGGGCGACTATTGCCACCTGATTCGCGTCAACGGCCAGCGGTCAGTCGTAGGCTTAGGCCATACACAGCAAGAAGCGTATAGAAACGCACTCGACCTAGCCAGACATGGCCTTCCGTGGCAGTTGTGTTCCATCTTGTGCGACCTTCAGCATATTGCAAAGATCACGATAGCGTAGTAAGCGATAACGAGCGGCATAGTGGCCTCCAAACGTGGAGCGGTACTATACGCCAAATGATTAACCGTGTAAAGGAGTGGATGGTATGAGCATGTTAAAAGAATGCCCGAAGTGTAAAGAAATGCGAAACCGTGCCAACTTTGCAGGCGGTATGTGCAGGCATTGCGCTGGTGCGCTGTACAGCCAGATGCGCAAGAGAATAGTGGACAACCCAACCAGAGAGTGCAAGACGTGCAAGGAGCAGCTAGAGCGGTCTGCTTTCAGGTCATACAAAGCGCAACGCTGTATGGCTTGCGTAGAGGCTGCCAGGGAAGCGAGAAAGGCCAGACCGTATCAGAACGTATACCACGAAGGCTTCAGCAATCTAATGGCTAAATGGCTTGGGAGGGTATGGCAATGAGCGGCACAATCGCAGCTTTGATACTGGCAATCATGATAGTCGAGTTTATCCGTAACTCTATGGGAGATGACGAATGACATGCGCTCAACAGATAATCGCAGTATTGACCGATGCAGACCGGCCTGTATTCCTGTGGGAGATAGCAGACAGGATATTGCAGCGATTCGGCCAGCGTCATAGTGAGACGGCTATTTCTGCCAGGATTCGGGACGAGGTGCGCCGCGTTATCCCCGTTATGTCAGAAGCGCCAAAAGGTAAACGCGCTCATCGGTATTGGGTGCCGCTGTCGTAATAGTCTTGTCCGGAAAACTATGCCCAATTCCGGACAGGATTAAATGCTAAATATTGCCGCAAATCGCCGTATATGTAGATTTTTTGACGCAAACTGTACACATAAACGGATACATGTCGATTTTATAGACAAATATAGACCGATTGTCCCCATATCAGGACTCGTAATGCTCGCTCCCCATGTGCAGCTTACCCTTTGTGCTATACCCGCAGACAGCGCATATAAGCTCTGCTAGTGACTCATGATGCGGGTGTAGGTCTGTCATGTGTATCAGCCATATATCACGGTCACAGTCTGGACAGACTAGCTGATACTCTGACTTGGGCGGCTTGATCTGGATTATTTTGGCCGTCTGATTGGCCGGTTTATTGCCGTCTGATTGACTCATTCCGCACCCCGCCTTTTCAGCTCCCGATCCAAATACCAGCGAGCTTTTTTCAGGTCTTCGATAGCGTCATTCTTAAGGTCTGCACGCCATATGTACTTGATAGCGTTGCCTAGGCAGAATCCCATCGACTCTGTTATCTGGATACATTCGATTCCAGAGGGGTGTCCTTTGTAGTGGCTAGGGTGGTTTACTGGATCGCTCATCACTTCACCATATCAGGGGTTATCGTTACCCTGCCTGTCTGCCCGTAGTCCTTGTGATACGTGATACAGCTAGCCTCACGCCCTGATAGCCAGCCACCCCTAGAGGCGTATGCGTCCTTGGCTGCAAGCGTCCTGTGCTGTTCTACGATCATAAGGTTGGTCTCCTTTTGCCATACGTGGTGCATATGCCCCATGTGAGCATAGCTGAACTTTGTACGCCCGAACACTTCCCGAAACTTGGCAACGAACACATCATCGACGCTGGCCGGTTTTCGCTTGTGGCCGTGGTGGAAAAACAGCGACGTTTGACCGTGTTCGATACAGTAGTACGGGTCTGGGCTGGTGTCTATGGTAATCCGCTTGTCTCGCTCGTACATGGCCGCGAACATCTCACGCAGCCAGACAGATGAGGCCATATCGTGGTTACCCTCTGCCATGATGATAATCAGCTTCTTGTGCTTGTGTAGCAGCATATCGACAACACGGCGAAGGCAGCGGATAACAATACGTACTATCTTGCTGAACCTGGTATCCGAGTCTAGCAGGTTATGGCCTGTTGGGGTGATAGCGTCCATGCCGTCGAAGTGAACCATATCCCCAAGGTTACACAGTACGCCGGTCTCAGAGTCAGGGCTTGATGCAATAGCGGCTTCAAACCACTTAATCAGCAGGTTTTCTGCTATGGATACATCCCAATCCTCGCCGGTTTCCTCTGCCCAGCTGAGCATCCCGAAGTGGTAATCAGTAATAACATAAAGATTTAGCAGGTTGCTATTCGTCAGCTTCGGCGACTTGATGGCCTGTAGGCGCGGTATATCGTCACACATGGCGGCTACAGCTTCACGCATCAGCTCCAGTTGGCGCTCAGCATCGCGATCTGTCTTGACCCACTGTAGCAGGATCTCGCCATCTGGATTCTCCCTGTAATCGACTAGGGAGCTGGTTCCCTTAATAGGGTATCCGTCAGGCTGCTTTTCTCCCTTGTGCAATACTCGTTCGGCAGCATTGGCGCGTTTTATGCAAGAGCGTTTAGCTCTGCCTAGCGTCCCTGTATCAGTCTTTGCCAGTTTTTGCGCTGCTTTGTCGCTGTCTGTCTTTACCCATGCCGCCATTATCTCAGCTTGACGTGCTGTGATAGCATAACTTGCTATCAATTCCTTTTGCTCTGTTGTGTATATCATGCGCTAGTCCGTTATTTGATAGAAACCGGATACTAGCACGATAGCAGGATATGTGTACTGTGGATTGTGCGTATACAGGATGTAACCCTGATTTGCAATGTAATACCGCTGTTGTTACTTAGCTAGGCGATGTTACCTATCGGGAATAATCGGCGGTGTTGGGTAAGATTATGGCGAAATGTTACCGATAGGGAATACTTGACAGTGGCCGGAAAGTGTGAATAATTGGCGTTGTCATGGTTGCGCGTGGCGAGAAGGGCGCTTTGTAGATGGTCTGGGTTAGGTGCTAGTAACCGAATCCGCGCAACAGATCATCTGCACAGCGCCTTTTTTGTGCCTGCAATTCAGTCTGGTCGCATCGTGCCAGCGTGATAACAAAGCGAGTTTACAGGTAGCGCCCTTTGATGACGGGGCGTGTCTGGATTGACACAAAACAGCGTTTGCGACGGGATACTTGGGTGACTCTTGGGGTAGTGCCATGATGGCGAACCTTTGCTGACAGTGACTATCTGTAATGACTAGGTGTATTTGCGTATGGTGGCTAGGGTATCCCAGAGCTACAGTCATCAGTGACAACTATGGAGAAAGCAATGACTAACATGATCCCCCTCATCCTACAAGACAGCATTGACCGCGATACCCTGCAATCATTCGTAGACATGCGGTCAGACGGTAAGAAGCCTATGACGCAACGGGCTCTGGATACGCTGATTAAGAAGCTGTCCAGGCTAGAGTTGCAAGGCCACTGCCCCAACCTGCTATTGGAGCGGTCTATCATCAGCAGCTATCAGGACGTTTACCCAGATACAGGAACGCTCAAGGCTAAGGCATCGTTTATATCGTCGCATACTGATAGGTCATGGGCAGATGGTCTACGCATAGTCAAGTAGGTATATGTACTGATTTAGCGGGATAGGGATAGTGGTAAGGTATAACCCTGCAATAAGCGGCTAGTCCGCTTGATTGCATTGTTATATGACACACAGGAGAGAACATGATTAACTTGATGCTAGGCGACTGCCTAGAAAGAATGAAAGAAATTCCAGATGGTTCTATTGATTTGACCGTCACAAGCCCACCGTACGATAACTTGCGTACATACAATAACACGCTTGAATGGGGCGAGCATGTATGGAAGCCTGTGCTACAGGAATTGTTTAGAGTGACGAAACAAGGAGGAGTTGTTGTTTGGGTTGTTGGTGATGGGCATACAAAAAGTGGCGGCGAAACGCTCACATCATTTAAGCAGGCTTTATATGCTGTTGAGTGTGGATTTTTTATGCACGATACAATGATATACCAGAAAAACAGCTACCCTTTCC